TGCATCTCTGAATTGTACTTTATCATCAGTAGATACAGAAACGTCTGTACCGCCTGTTGTGTTGCCAATAGCAAGCACTTCTGACAATGTATCTGCTGTATCAACTTGTGCGTCTACATAGGCTTTAATAGACTGCTGTGACGCTGCTTTTGTTGCACTGTTTGATGCCATATTATCTTCATCAAGAAATGCTGTTCCTGACAACCCTGTATTTAGAACAGGACTGGTTAAAGTCTTATTTGTAAGTGTGTCAGTAGTTGCTTTACCAACTAATGTATCTGTTGCATTTGGCAATGATACGGTTCTGTCACCTGTAGGATCGACAACTGTCAAGGTGGTTTCATGTGCGTCTGCGGTTGCACCTTCAAAAATGATAGTGCCACTTGTAACAATACCACCTGTGGCAGTTGTCAAACCAGTTACCGTCATGGTGCTACTAAAAGTAGCTACAGCACCAGCGATAGTGCCTCCCATCGTTATATTATCAACCCAAAGGTTTAACCAACGCACTCCTGTGCTACCAAGATCATCAGTGCTATCAGTATCACTTATAATGTCTGAGCCTGAAACAATCCCTGCTGTTGTTGTAAGCAAACCTGTCGATGTTAATGTACCTGTAAACTGTGCAGATGCACTGCTTATTTTTAATGATGAATTTGTACCTTTACCGTCCGACACAAAACGTAAAGTGCTATCAACACCGTCATTGGCATTGCTAACCTGTAATAAGTCACCGTATGTATCTTTTGGCGAACGTCCTGTTAAAGTTGCCATTAAATTATTCCTCCACGTCTATAAATTACGTCAGTTGAGTACCATACCAACGATTCTGCTGTTTCACCGTCTAATACGATAGAAAATGTTTCGCCAACCGCACCAACAGTTAAACTTGTAGATGCAATACCAGATCCTTGACCCCATGCAAGTTCCCAGTCTTCCCAATCAAAGACACCAAAGGCTTCCCAAGGTTCTGCGTTAGGTGATAATGATTGATTGTTGGCAACAAGTTGCAAATCACTAAAATCAGCTTGCACATCCATAGTTAAATTGACTGTGCCACCACCTTTAACAAACGGTCGCAGCATTGTTACTTCTTTTTTTGTGCCATCTAACGGTCTGTCAGGTGCAACTAAACTATTACTTGCTTGTTTGCAAACACCTTTGACAACATTAAAACCAGCACTTATATCTTGATTACCATCGTCTAATCGAAAAACTTTACCGCCAGCAAAGCCGCCATACATACTATTATTTAAACTTGCCATTGATTGCATATTACGGTCCTTATACTGACCCCATGCACCAGTAATTGTATTTAAAACGTGCTGATCATATACGCTGTCTTCCGCAACAGGCACATTAAAGATTAGCTTGCGTCCGTCTGGTGATAGCATTGCTTCCCAACCGTCTAAATTACCACCATTTTCTACAGCTTGTGCAACAGCATCTCTTATCTTTTCACTTATTGCATCATCTGGTCTAATCTTACCTTCCATTATGCCTGTGCAAGTTAAATAACCAGAACGAGTAATAATAACTAATTCACCGCCCCAATTTATTAAACACCGTCTGCCAATAGGCTCAGGAGCATTAAAACGACCAACTAAGGTAAATGTACTACTGACATCACCTTGATATACTAATATCTCACCAGTAGACATTACAAAGACAGTAGCATCATCTGCACCATCACCGCTATCTCTTGACCAAGAACCAATTGCCATAAGTGTGCCATTCCGTGCTATTTCACTTATTGCAAATTTAGATAATGCTCCTGTTATTGATCCTATGCCACTATACCATGCGTCAGCCGTGCCTTTTTGACAAAACCATAACCTGTCACGCACAACTTGCACATTGATCAAATCTGCTATTGTTAAGCCAGAACCTGTCCATGATGTTGCAGCTAATGTTGTACCGTTCCAATCTCTTGGTGCATCCTCGCCATTAACAAAAAAACCACGAGCATTGTAATTTGTAGATTGCCATTGTGAGTTAGTTAGTCCTGTGGCTTTAGCAACTGGTGTACCACTTGTAATGTCATAAAAATTACCGTCAGAGGCAGCGAGTAAATCATTACTATCAGCACTTTCATACTCAAATAAGAACTCAACCGCCCCTGACATACCCTCAGCAAAGAGGACATCACCTTTACGGAGGGTAACACCATCATTCTCAGGGAAAAAATTAATCATTTTAACTGCGTCCAAGGAAGGCATAGCTGCTAAATTATCTCTTGCATTCCAACCACCAGTTGGTGACGGTAACGAAAATATCTGTGCAGTTTGTTGCAGTCTGCGATTATCTAATAATGGTTGCCTCATACGTTCCAGCTTCCATCAGGAGTTATAACTAAAAACTTATCAAACATAGTGTCTGAGCCAGTGTCAATTATTCCAGCACCGTTATCGTTTATGCTGCTTTCAATAGACATTTCATAATCACGAAATTCTTCAGCATAAGGTAAACCACGACTTTTTAATATTCGCCATTTAAAGCCTAAAGCAACAGTATCTTCGTCAAGTAATGCAGTATCCGCATCAGCAAGATATTTGGCTTGCATTGTGCCATCACTAGCTTGTGCTAAACCATTTGATTGATATTCGTATTTTATTGATGCTGTGCTGTCAGGTGTAGGGTAGAAATAAAACACTTTATTATTGTTAGCAGTGGCTTTGTATATTCGCATATATCTTGTTAAAGATGTATTTGATACAGAACTGTTCTTAAAAAATTCCCACATACTTGCAGATATAGGGCCAAACACTTTACGATTGTTTGTGTCATCCCACATACTGTCATTTATAAGACCTTTAAAATCTGACGGTAAAGCATATTGATCTGTGCCACTAGAAGTTGTAATTGTACCACGAACAGTTTGGTTTGCCCAGTCAGTACGTTTTGCAGTCTCTAGCAATGACCTGTTTGCCAGTGCTAAACTTAAAACGGCTGTTTCGTTTGTGTTACCAACTACGCTTGTTGGAACTTCAAACCCTCCGATTTCTTTTAGGCTGTCTTGTACTACGCTTAATAGGCTCATCCTGTGTTCCTGTCTTTGGTACATCAGGGATAGCTGTTTCAGCCCCCATTAGTGCAATTTTGATCTCTAAATCTGCAATTTTATCTAGTGCTTTTTGTAATGTTACATCATTTTTATCTTTACCGCTAACAAATAATTTTGCAGCATTTTTTAGTTTATTAGCACCCATGCCAATATTTTGCAAATTACCGTCTGACACATTACTTAAATCTTCAACTGTAAAGATATTCATATACTCTAGTGCTGCAACCATTTCTGGTTCAACACCAGTCCAATCCCTTAATGCAGTCCCTTCTGACCGCAACTGTTCTTTTTTCTCGTATGCGTCCCAATGTTGTTTATATTTTGTTTTATCGGCTGTTTCAATTTTACGAACAACTATTGAATGCCTTTGTCCTGCTGACACAATTTCTAAATATGGCAGAAAATCATAAATAAGTTCATCTGCTTCTTTACTTTTAAAATTGTTAATAACTTTTTTAGTATAAATTGTAACTATGTTACCATCACTGGCTGAACCTGTAGTTCTAAAATCGTTGATGTCCATATCAAATCCTTTTGTTAAATTAATGGTAATGAGGGGATGGTCAGTGCAAAACCTAGCCACCCCCACATCATTTAGTTACTATGGGAACATGCAGACAATTTTCTTTGCAGAAATATCATCAGCAATTGCACACACATGGTCAGTAACAGCAGCAGATACATCAAGTGTACCATCGCCAGCACCGACTGGTGTTAGTGCGTTTCCATCAGCACCAGCAGTTAAAGCAATAGTTAATGTTGCAGGACCACGAGTTTGTAGCCATCCATATTCACCATCTGCTAAAATTGCCTGAAGTACACCAGCACCAACATTAACACTATCTGACACGTCAGAAGTGACAACATAAGTTTGTGTTGTTCCAGCACCATCATAATACGCTACTTCACCAGCAACTCCTGACACAGCAGCAGTTCCAGCTTCGTATTGCATATAACGATACATTTTACCGTCAGAAGTACGTCCTACTGAACCTAGCTCGAATTTTTCAGTAGTATCTACTTGGGTAATATTCATTCCAGTTATATAAGACATAATTTTTTTACCTTTCTATTACGCTTTTATAACGCCTTGCAAAGAACAATTACTCGCTGTCATGTTACCCATGAAGAGAATGTGCTTTGTAATGGCATCTTGGTTATTTGAAACACGATCATCTGAAACAGCATAATTCGCATCTTTATGTACTTTAAAGAACAGGTAATCTGTATTAAGTAGATACATTTTATCTGTACCAGCACCATTGTCAAGAACGACAGGAGCTGAACCACTAGGACCATTATATTCCAATGAACGGAAACCAGAAGTGGCTTTGTCGCTCGTTGTAATACGCTGGATTGCGGTGAGGCTTTCCCAGAAGAAATTAAAGTAGTTATTATCGGCTGCAATCAGATTAGGAGCATCTGAACCCCGAACAGTTTGTACCCATACAGCATTCATATATGCTTGTATGTTTGAAGCTGAAGCAGCAGCACCACCATCTGATGACGCATCATAAGCAATATTACGCCAGAAGGCAAAATTTGCTCTGTTAATGCCACCAACAGTACCAGTTGCAGGAGAAGGAGCAACGATCAAACCAAGACCACCAATTTCCTTACCACCAGAACCTGTACCATCAGAGAAGATACCAGTTGATAGATTATTAGCCATTGTGTTTTCAGCATTCTTAACACGAGCTGCAATAAGATTAATCATGCGGTTTTTACCGCTGTTCCTACGCATATCAAGTCCAGAAATTACTACTGATACAGCAGCCTGTTTCCAATCATATTCAGCAGCACTTATTACGTCAGATGCTGTAATATCTAGCACTTCATAGCCTGAGTAATATGAGAATGTTGAATTTTCAGCAAAATCAAGTTCTTGAACAAGCGATTGACCGCCATCTTCAAGCATAATATTGCCTTTACGGCTCAGTTCAGCGAGAACTGAGTTATTTGCTGTGACATTGTCTGCAACTTTACCTGTTCTGTTTTTCAAGGTAGTTGTTACAATGGCATCAAAGTTACTATTAGCAAAAGCCATAGTTTTTCTCCATTATTATACGCTCTCTCGCATCGCTTTTTGTACAGAGGCTAGAACATTATCTGGCTCATCAGCAGAAACATTGTCAGGTGCAACATTATTAGTTTTCACATTTTTAGATGCAGCCTTTGCATTTTGATTACTAGCTTTGCGTTCAGTATTTAACTTTACAGCTACGTTTTCACGCTCTGCTGTTAAATATTCTGAACGTATATTGGGATCAGCAAAAACAGCTCTATCATAAGCATCATTCATATCTGATGCTAGACCAGCCGTTATCATCCTTCCCATTACTTGTTCCACTTGGTCAAAATGTGGATGTAGTTTTTTACCACCATCATCCGTTGCTTCAGCAAATAAACTGATTTGGTTTCTTGCTTCATCAGTGCGTTGGTTAAGAGCATTATTTTCATTTTGCTGCAACTGAGCCATTATCTGACTGTTTTGTTGTTGCAACGCTAAAATTTCGGGATCAGCATAGGCTTGGCTGTCGTCAGCTTCCTGTGGCAATACTCCATACGATTGTGCAAGCTGTTGAACAATTGCCTGAGCATTTTGTCCTCCATATTGCTGAACAAGTTGTGATAGACCATTCACTGGGTTTTGAGAAAGCAACTGCTCTGCACCTACAAGTCTTTGAATACCTTGAATTCGGCTCAAACCTTGACTGTTTAGAGTAGCCTCAAATGGTGACATAAGCCCCACAATTTGCTCGTGTTCTTTGCTAACATCAGCGATGTTGTCAAATTTCTTTTGATAACCTCTTTCAAGGTTAGTTAATTTAAGTTTAAATGCGTCTTTAGTTGCATTATCTGGTAGACCTTCAAAAGCAGTTTTAGTCTCATCATCCCAATAATCTGGGGCAGTAAAACTTTCTTCTACTTCTTCTGTAGATACTTCTTCAGTAGCTACTTCATTCGTATGTTGTTCACTATCTTCCTGTACTGGTTCTGAAGCCACTGCACCATTGTCAGTGCTTTCTGTAGCATCATTGTGCAAATCTGCATCATCTTCTGAAATAGGTTCTTCAGCCATTTCCATAGCTGCCATAATATCGTCTTCAATGCTTGTCTCCTTAACTTCCTCAATAGCCATCCCATGTCCTTTCGATGTCGTTTTTGATGTCCTTAAATTTAGCTTGGTCTTCTAAAACAGCCTTATGCTTTAGTCCTTCTTGAGTGTCATTACCGATTTCTTCATATCCCATACCATGCAATTCTTGCCGATATTTCTTTTTGCTGCTGTACATCTTGCCATCAGCGTGTGATTTAAAATGTTCTACAGTATCGTCTGTTACAACTGTCAAAGTGCCAGTAGCTCTCCAATGATCTAACTTAGCAGTAAATTCTTTTTTAGGCTTCTTTGGTTTATATTTAGCTGCATATTCACACCAAAGGTAGCTGCAATATTTACTTAATTGTGTTTTTAATCGGCTATATGACAAACGGATTTCACTTCTATGATATTCACCAATAGTAACTATTTGCCCTGTTTTCGGATGTACTTTCTGCGTTACAATCATTGATTAAAGTTTCCTGCGTTGCCAGCTAAAACATCTAGTTCATTTTTTCGTATGGTAGTTGCGTTACGTTCTGCTTCAGCTTCTGCTCTAGTTTGCGTATCAACCATTTTAGTTTGTGCATTCATTTGTGCTATTTGCAGTTTAGTTTGGTTATTCATTTGTGCAGTTTGTGCTTTTACAGCCATGTCTTGTTGTTTCATCTGCATCTCAGCTTGTGCCATCATACCGTCTTGCTGTTGTGCCATAGCCTGTTGCTGTGCTTCTGGGTTTTGTTGACCCTGTTCAGGCTGTTGTTGCTGTTGACCCATCTGCTCTATACTATCAGTTAGCTGTGTGAGCTGATCTTCTAATTGCCTTCCAGCCTTAAACTGACGTGCCACAAACTTTAAACTTTCTGCAAGAAATGGTGCTATTTGTGGAAATGCTTGTATGGCTGGTATTCCCTGACTAAGTATGTTGCTCACAACCTGACTATATTCAACAGCCTTTTGTTGGTCAGTAATCTCGTTTGGTTGCACTGTGCTATCAGTCTCTATGTCTATTCTAAAATCACGCATTTGATCATTTTGTAGCAATGCCATACATTCTGGATCAGGTTCTATACCTGTTAATTTTTGCAGTGACGTTGAAGAAAACTCATCGGCAATGATTTCACCCATAATACGGTAACTGTCACGAATAAACTCTTCCATTGGTTCACGTCTGGGACGCAATCGAATTGCACCGTAACTACCTTTTAACCGTTGTGCTGTGGCAGTTTCTTGTGCATTTGAGTCACCACGTTGCAAATCAGATATACCTGTAATCTCATATATTTCATTTTTAATTATAGATTTACGCACCTCAAGTTGCTGTATGACAGCAGCAATCTCTTGTAATGGTAAACTAAACAATGCACCAGCAAACCCACCCTTTTCACCAAAGGCAGTAGCATTTTTAATTGCTTTAAACTGTCCATCTTCTAAACTAGACATATCAACAACACTATCTTTATCTGCACCGTTGTATGCACCAGCAACTTTCATCATACCAGTTAGCTTTGTCAACCTATCAACAATACGATTAAGCTCAATGGCTTGCTCTTGGTAAATCATATATTCTGGTATTGGTATCATTGTGCCATTTGTTTCAAAAGGAAACAGTGGCTTAGGACAAGGGAAAAAATCAGTTAGTTTTATAGGTGGCTTTTCAATTTGCAGTGTGTCAGTAGCTTTGTCTGTAAACCAAATACGCTGTCTTTTGGTCTTGTTCCATATTTCCCATACTTCATAAACCTCAACACCCTCATCATTAGTGTTTTGTGGCAAGTCTATTTTATCGCAAGCATCTTGACCTAACAATGATTTAATCTCGTCTAGCACTAGACCATGCCTACGAGCTTTCCACCATACGTCTTCTTCTGAACGGCTGTTGCTTTGTAGGTAATCTTTCCAATAAATGTATTTAGGTGTTACACGCTGTGATGATTGTATTTCAATTTGTCCAATACCATCGTCTGTAATGTTATCAGGCTCAGTTTCTATGCCGTTAATCATAAACAATGCTTCACTGTCTATTAGCTCACCAGCCTCATCAACTTGTGGTGGCATTTCTATGCTATCCATGTCTACAAGTTCAAAATCTGCATCATATTCAAACCATATTACGCCTCTACCAACTAACAGCATATCATCACGACACTTGCGTAATGTTCGTGCAAATATTTCCTGATCTTGTTGGAACTCAAGACTGCGTTCAAGAATTTCTACAGCTTTTTTGCTATGATAATCTTCGTCCTTATAGCGTCTTGATACGTTAGGTGGTGATACGGCTGATAGTGTAGCTGCTTTCAGTATTTCAGTATTTGCCCAAAGAATATTAAACTGACCCTTACCTTTACGATCACCACCGTCACGGTATATCTTAATAATCTTGTCTGATTGTTTACGCCAAGGCTCTTCACAATGTTTGGCAGATTGTATTTGATTTTGCCAGAATTTCTGTAATTGAGAACGACTATCTTGCATTAAATGTACCCTTCACCGCCACCACGAGCAATCTTGTTCCTCTTCATTATTTCAGAAAAGTTCTCGTTTGGCAAGCCCCCATGTTTAACTTCTGGTGTTTTAGTAGTAAATGGTCTGCTCATACAACCATATCTCCACTCGTCAGCAGCGTGATCTTCCATATGAGTATCAAGGTCTTCTGGACGCATTATGTCATGTTGAAGTGCTGGTATTGTTCTTATGCTATCAACACAAGTGCTAAAACAAACAACCATCGGTCTGCCGTCTGCATCGCCCTTCATTCTTGCTCTCATAGTGTCCCAACCGCCCATTGCACCAGCTCGTGCTATCCGTTTATTATCTGCTCGTTTAAAGTATGGGCCACCGCCTTCATACATTCTTTCAGCGATACTTGGCCCACCATCTTCACTAAACGCTGCTGGATCAAGTACACCATAATCCATTTCTTCATCATCAGCCATACGTTCAGTTATACCTTCACCAACAAGGTTAGCTTCCATTCTCAAGCCAATATTCTTGTTGTTAGGTGATCCATACCATTCCCTGTAACGTACCATGCAACCTCTAGGTAATGTTCTGCCATTAGCCATTTGGTAGTCATCAGACACAACAGCCCACCAACCAAACGAAAAAGGAGCTGCATATCCCCAGTCACCAGAGATAAACTTAGTCCAATGATCTGGAATAGCAAAAGGTTTGACAACATGCTTGTCTTCTGACCAACAATCAAAAAATGCTCCCTCAACTACATTCCAGTCGCCCATAAGCATCGCTCTCACAAGTGCATCTGAACCAATACCTTTAAGTTTATCAATATAAGTTGGGTCTTGTTCTAGTAGTGCTGGGTTATCATTTACTCTAGCTGGGATGTATTGACGCAACATACCGCCTTCTTCTGGCCCTGTCTTGTAAACCTTTAACGGCTCTTTGCCATCAATAAATGTGTTCTTAACAAACAAATGCCCGATATTAGCTGGGTTAGAGCCACACAAAATGCGAGGGAATTGACCTTTTAAGTGATCTGGAACATCTATACCAACCATTCTAACTCTAGCTCTAAGCTGTCTGTACATACGCTCTGTAAAGGTAGTTAGCTCATCAATAAGTAAAACGTGCATCTCAGCAGAGAGATATTTACCAACGTCCTTCTCATGCTGACAATGGCATAAATATATTCTCGATCCATTCCAGAACCTGATGTTATCTTCAACAATAGTTGCATAACCAGCATCAACCCATGCCTGTAATGTATTTCTAAACCCATGATGGCTGTCTAAGTGTGTCTTAATCAGATCATCACGAACTCGTCTAAATAGGTATATTTGCAAGCCAGCTATCTGTGTACACCAGTGAATAGCAGCTACTCTCATCAAATGAGATTTACCACCACCAGCAGCACCGCCATATAAAACTTCAGTTGCTGTTGTGGTTAGTGCTGTCTTTTGTTTTGGATATAGACCAAGTTTAATGGGTGCTTGTGTCATCGTCTATCTTTGGCTCAATCTCAAAGATTTGCAATACAGGAACAACTGGGCCACCATCTTTTCCACTAATCTCAGTAGATTGTAAATTGGGCAATGTCTTGTTCAACAGTATCTCAATAGCCCTAATCCTTTGTGGCTCTAGGTCTACATCATTACCTTGATCATCTTTTTTGTTAAGTGCATAATTC